ATCGCCCCGTAGGGCGACCGCTCTACAGTTTGATTATTTTAATTGTTTTTCTATATTTGCATAGATTTCCATACCTTCATCAGTCTTAAACCAAGCGGCTAAAGCTGAGTATGGATGTTCTTCAAAAGGAACGTTCATTAATTTTCTATCGTTAGAACCCCATAAGAAAGTTCTTTGATCATTAGAAATTTTTAGTATACCAAACTCTACAGCTTTTATACCAAAGTTTCTTAAATGTACGTTTTCATCTTCTGCTAACTCTAACAGTAAAGAAGGATTCCTAGTAGCAAATACTAATAAATCTCTTTTAAGTTCAGCAGAGCTCATCTTAGATACCTTAGAACCTAACTCAACACGCATAACTGCTTCAGCTGTACTTAAGTCCATGTTTCTAGCTGCTAATATTGCGTCTGCTTGCATTTCTAATTGATCTATTTGTACAGAAGCTTCTTCAGATGGTTTGTATTCATAAAACAATTTATCTTTTAATGGATGGTACAAAGATAATAATTTTTGTAATACTGTTTTGTTTTTTGGAACAAACAAAGCGCCATTTCTAAACACAACGTGTTCTAGTCTTTGGTCACCTTTCATTTCATCTACAAATACTGTTTTTTGATTTTTTGTATATTTTAATTCTCTTTCATAACCTTTTTCTTCGTCAAAATAATAAATGTCAGAAGATTTTATAATGTATGATAAAGGGCTTTGACCGTTTTTTAAATAATACAATCTATCTTTTATTTCCCAAGTTGGTTTTTTAGGTTCAACTTTTACTTTAGGTTTTGGTGTTTCAACAACTGGTGTTTCAACAACAGGTACCTCTACCTCTTTTTTTGTTTCTTGTTTTTTTGCCATAATATAATATATAATAAAATTAGTAAAAATAAAAGGCCGAGGCCGAAGCCCCGGTCTTTTAAAATAATAAGTGCTTACTTCATTAACATAAAGTTGTTAGCACCTTGAGTAATTAAACATCTTTCAGATAAGAAGTGTAACTGCATCATATCTAAAGCTGATGTAGCAGCGCCAACAGAACCAGTAACCCAAGTTTTCATTCTTCGGTCATCAGTTTGTGAAGCTCTATATCTAACGTGTAAGAAAGGACGTTTCATACTAGCGCCAACAGTTTGATCATAAACTGAAGAAGATCCAGCAGGAATCATGACACCTCTAATAGCGTTAGCACCAGCAGCGTCATTAATACCACCTCTTGTAGCTTTATCATTTAAGTATCTGAAATCAGACTTATAAAAGTCATAAGAACCTCTACGGAATCCAGTAAAACCTAAATTTAACGCCATATCTTCAGAGTTGTTAAATACACCGTAAGATGTACCACCAGCCCCGTAAGAGTTCATTGAAGCTAACATATCGTCCATAGCTAAGCTAGTTGATCTGTTAACAAACATCATGTACTCTTCAATAGCACCTTGCTTATCAAACTCTGCAAGTATTGCATCAAACTCAGCTAAATCAGTAGCAGCGTTAACACCAGTTACACCAGTAGTAACATTACCTCTTGACTCAATAGCAGCGAATAAACCTTGCGTACCTGAGCTATCAGCATTAGCAGTTAAAAAGTCAGCAGTGTCATCCGTACCAGAAACACCTAGTTCACCTTCTAACATTGCCATTTCTAAGTAATCAGTAAAACGAGCTCTAGTGTCAGACTCAGCTTTTAAGTACCATAAGTAACCTGATTGACCAGCTTCAGTAGATATTTCTACCCAACCAATTTTAGAAGCGTCAGAACCATTAACTTCGTAATAGTCTTTTATAATAATTGGTTTGTTAGTAAACGTATTGAATTTAGGCTCATTAGCTTCTCTTCTATCAGCAGCAGCAGCAACTTGAGAGTTGTATGATTTACCTTTTGCAAATTCAGAACCATAAACTAATAATGTACCAGTATTACCCTCTCCAAGAGTTGTAATATCAGCCACACCGTAAGGCTCCACATCTAGTACGTTACCTACAACTTTAACTACTAAACATTTTAATACAGCAGCTGTAGTAGCAACAATAATAGTATCGTTAACTCTTACACCGTGCGAGCCTGAAACGTAAGTAGCGTTAGTATCAATATGATCAGTAATAGTTATTTCACCACCATTAGTAGCAGCACCATCATCAACATCAGTAATTGTACATGTGTATGATAAGTGTAATCTACCTTGTTCTGACCAAACAACTTGATCAGCGGTCATTGCTTCTTCTGCTCCAACTTGATTTAAGAAACCAGAAATAGTACGAGGTCCAAAAACCTCAGCTTCTTTTTCCATTAAATCTGGAACGTATTGTTGACCCCAACCAGCGTTAGTAGCTGATGAAAGGTCTAGATAGTTTGCTGCAGTAGCCTGCTGGATTACACCAGGAGTACTATTCAACAAATTACCAGGATTTGATATTGCCATAATTTTTTTATTTTAAATTGTTATTTATTGTTTTTAATTTTAAACTTAAAATCAGAAGAATTATTACCTAAAACTTTTACTCTCATACCTCCAACGTTAACTTCACCATGAGCTTGTCGTGGTTGCATATTAACATTTTTAGCTTTAGCAACACTTGTTTTCATAGCATCTGCTTTACCTTGCTCGTAAAAATGTTTAGCAATAGCATCCGCGTTTGTAGCTGTATATAAAGCTTTGTGATACCCAGCCGCATCTGACATCTGGTTATTTTCATCAAGAAACTTTCCTATGAATTTACCAATATCGTCTTGACTGCTCTTTACTTTATCTACATCTTTAACATTAAATCTATATTTTTTATCTCCAACGTTATATTCAAAGCCTTTAAATTTATTATTAAAAACCTTATCTGTTTTCTTTAAAAAATTAGATTTAGTTGCTTCTAAAGTTTTTTGTTGTTCTTCAGATTCTTTGTTGTATCTATTAAAAAAATTAACAGCCTTTTGTTGTTCCGGAGTCAACTTTGACCCAGCTTTAATTTCTTCATAGTATCTGGACTTTTGCCCGTCCAAGTGGCTTCTAGCGCTGGCAACTTGCTCTTTAAACGCTAGTTTTTTTCTTCTTATATCTCTATCAGTATCTTCTTCTTCGTCTACTTTAAAAGTATCTTCCATTAAGAAGTTTATTTCATCGTTAGTTAAATGAGGTTTTGTTTGCTTATAATATTCAAACACAACATCGTTATCATCTAACTTGCTATAATCTTGATTGAGTTTTACGTAATCGTTTATATCACCACCAGTTTCATCCATAAAGTCAACTAGCTTTTGTATGTTTTCTGGTAATGGTTTACCCGTAGCTTCTGCTTCAGCAATAGCTTCTTCAACTTTTTCTTCTACTTCGGTAACTTCTTCTTCCGTAGAATCTTCAGTTACTTCTTCTAATACTGCTGTTTCTTCTTGTGTTTCAGCTTCCGGTTGTATTTCTTTTTGTTCTTGTGTGGGCTCGGCATTTTCAGGCTCTGCAACCACTCCGCTGTCGTTAGCGTTGTCTTTTTTAGTTTCATTTTCTTTTTGGTCTATTGGTTTATCTAAATTTACTTTTATAACGCTATCATCTTCTTGAGTATCTTTTATCTCAACCTTTGTAACGTTATCTTGTGTAGTTTCTTCAACTACGTTTTCATTTTTTTCTTCCATAATATAATATAATAATAATTAATAATTTTATTTAGGGTCAAATACACCTAAATCAAATCCGCCTCCTAGTATATCATTACCTGAAGACTCAAAGTTTTTAGGTGGTTTACCTGTTTTTCTTTGATCAATTAACTCGCTTTGTTGAGTTGCTTGAATTTTTGTTCTTTCGTCTTTACGATCTTCTTTTTCTTTTTCTAATGATTTTTTACCATCTACTTCTAAACCTTTAAGCTGCATGTTCATTTCAAACTCTAGCATCATTAATTCTTTTTTGTATTGAACTTCTTGTTGCATTTTTTGTGCTTCAATTTGAGCTTTCATTTGTTCAACTTGAGCTTCTGCTTGAACTTTGGCTTGATTCTTTTCTATTTCTGCTTGTGCAGCCATTTGTTGGGTTTGGCCATTAGCTTGTGCTTGCGCTTGTATGTTTTGCTGCTGCATAGCTTGATCTCTAGCTATTTTCTTTTTTCTTCTTATTTTTAATAACTGATTTGCTAACTTAACACTTTTTATTTCTCTAAGATCAATAGCATCTTCTAGTTCTATATTTTGCTGTTGTAATGCCATTTGAATATTATTCTCAAGCATTTGTTTTTCTTCTTCATCTGGTGATAACTCTAAAAATATACCAAAATCATATAAATGTAAACTTGACATTTCTTCAAGCGTTGCAACATTATGTGCGCCTATAGCTTGTATAAAAGCTTCTTTTGTTGGTGAGTATTCTATAATATCAGATATTCTAAGTGATAAACACTCTGCTATTTCAGAAGTTATAAATAAACCAGCCTGTAGTATGTGTCTTGTTGCAGTATTACTATTAGCAGCAGCTAGTTTTTGTACGCCTACTAAAGCATTTTTATCTGGCATGCTACCATCTCTAGCTTCATTTAAACCTGTTACATCTCTAATCATTTGCAAGTAATAGTTGTAGTTAGCTATTAACACTTGCATTTTATTACCACCGCTACCTGATGTTATTTCTTGTATTGGCACTTTACCAGGGTTCATATCACCATCTTGCGTAAACGATCTACCAATAACACTACCTGTTTGGAAGAACATGTTTAAAGCTTCTTGTGGGTTATAATTTGTACCATTACCCAAGTCTATTTCAGCTAAACCATCAGCGTCTAAATAAACACCATCTGGTACCATACGTGACATTACTTGTTGTAGTTTTAAATGCGTAAGCTGTATCATATCAGCAAAACCAGTTATACGGTTTACTAACGAATCTATTTTGCCTTCATACATGCGCGGAGCTACAATACTATAATTCATTTTAACTTTAGTAAAATCACTTTTAGGTCTCATCATGTTTTTAGACATTTCCCATTTAAGTAATTTATTAGTACCTAGTATTAAAGCGCCTTCATAAAGAGTTTCTATAGATCTTAATAGTTTGCCAAAACCACCTTCCATATTTTCTGGCGGATCAAACTGATCATCTTTAGGTATTATTTTATCAGCACCAGTGCCAGTTTCTTTTATTTTGTATACTTCATTCATATAAGTTTTATAGTTAAAATACAAAACTTGTATAGTGTTATTGTCTTCTTTCTTTTTATCGTAACGAGTGTTATAATTATTTCTATTATAATTTTTATTATTCATTATATCTTCAAGATCTTCGTGTTCTAAATGAGGAAATTGTTTTGCAAGCTCATTAACAGGTATTGATTTAACTTCACCAACATAATATATATCATCAAAGTATGGCGAGTCTGTGTATGAATAAACTAAATCAGCTGGATCAACATAATCTATAGTAACACCTTCAGAAGTTGTAAAATTAGTTTTAGCTGCACCTATACCTAGCACAGTTAAGTCGTAATAAAAACGTTTTTTAGTTAATTCGTATTTACTACCTTCCATTAAAACTTTTAAAGCTTGTTCTTCTGCTAACTCAACAGCTTGCTTGTAACTAAGCTGCATATGCAAGTCTAACTCTTCTTGAGACTCTGGCAATGTTTCTTTATCGTTTTCATAAAGATTCATGTTCATCGTTTGCATAGCTGTGTCATTAAACTCTTTAGTTTGCATGTCTCTCATTATTGACTCCATGTATTCTGTTCTTTTAGCAATACCATGTGGATCTTGAGAATAAGCTTTTATATCATAAGTTCTTTCAGCAATACCATTAACTACTATATCTACAAACTTTGATATTATAGGTACTGGCGTCCAGTCTAAATTTAAATAACTTAAGTCACCATTAATAGATAATTCATCTTTATATTTTTGTATTGACTGTTCACCTCTAGCGTAAAGCCTTAGTTTATGAAAATCATTACGAGTGTTCATATATCTATTTAGACTAGTATCGTCGTTAAACCACTCATGCTCTATAGCTTTAGCAACTTTTAAACCATAGTCATAACTTAACTTTTCAGCATCACTTACAACTTGACTAGGAAAATAACTTTTGTTAGAATATGCCATATTTATTCTTTGATTATTTGAGACATATTTCCATTGTTTGAAAACTTAGAAATATGTATATTTAATTTTTGTTTTTCTATTTTAACGTTTGGTGCGTACAAATGTCTATTACAAGCCATTATAGCTAAACCACTACTTATGGTAGCGTCAAACTTTGTTCTTTTATTTATATCAAATCTAGCCCAGTCATTTAATAATCTATTAAAATAAACATTACCAAACGTACCATCTTGCTTCATACCTACGTGATCTTGTATGTACATTTCAATAGCAGCTGCATGAGCTTGTTTTATATCTTCACTTGAGTTAGGTATACCACCTATTTCTTTTTCAGCAACAGATAATTTATTCCAAACTTTATCTGGCCTATTCATACTAAAACCTCTGTAACCTCTACGTCTTAAATAATATAGTAATCTAGGTTTATTGTTCTCTGCTAGTATTGGCATACCGTAAAACACTAATGCCATTAATACATCTTCAAAAAATATTTCAGCCGTAGGTGGTCTTGATAAGTATTCTAAAAAGAAGCTATTAGCTGGAGCGTCCTCCATGCTGAACTTAGTTAGCCCGTGAAGTGCTCCTTTTGAACCTTCACC